CTCACGTACAACACCACCGACTACGGCTGGGGCGACATCGCTCTAGGGTATGGCGGCTGTTGGGTGTACATTATTGGCAAGAAGCACCTGAAGTAGGAGGCGGCTATGATTGGCGGCATGGGGGCCATACTGGCTAACGTTATTCCGAGAATTGGCTCTCAAGTCCCCGGAGTTACGGAGGAAGAAAGGGAGCGGGCTAGGAGCTACGAAGAGGGCGTCGAGCGAGCGCAGCGGCTTCAGGGCCTGTATCGCCGGCTTGGGGCCCTGGGCATGCAAGAGCGAGCAGAGGCCGGGATGCAGAGCTTCGACCCGCGCATGGCTGCCATTATGGGGCCGGCGGGCCTTGCTGGCACCCGACGCCTTGGTCAGCTTGGCAACATCGCGGCGGTCACGGGCGAGGCAGAGGGCATGATGCGGGCTGAGGCTATTGACCCTAAGCGCAAGCAGGAGACGCTGCGCCAGCGAATGATGGCCGCCGCAGCAACCGCTGCCGCTGCCGGCCAGACCAAAGAGCAGATGTTCCAGACCATTAGCAGCATGGCTGGTGGTGATCCTGTACTCCTGCGGGAGGCACGCCAGATTGCTGAGGCGCAGGGCCGAATGGCCCAAGCTGGAACCATCCCAGGCTACGTTGAGGACATCGGCAGCCTTCTTGGCATCGTATAGGCGAGACAATGGCACGCGCATACTTCGACCAGAATCCGTTTGGAGCCGCCCCGATTGAGCCGGGGCTGGATGTCATTCGACGCACCTACTCCCAGCGAGCTCCCACTCCAATGGAGAGCCTGAGCAAGGCCATTGAGCAGCCATTCGTCACGGACGTAATCGTCCCTGGTATCAGCCGCATCAGGAGCGAACTGCAAGCTGCGGAAAGGGAAGACGCTATTCGTCAGATGGCAGCACAGCGCGCTGCTGACGAGGCGTCAATGCGGGAGGGCCGCGCGCTAGCGCGAGAGATTGTCTACGAAGACGAGGAGATGCCCCTGGCCGCACCAATGGGCGGCCCGCCCCCAGCCCCAATCACCGAAATCTCTGAGCTTGCTAGGTTCAGCGGACCAAGCGCAGGCCTTTTGCCTCAAGAGGTGGCTGGCCTTGTTCCTACGGCGACCGACCCGCGCGACATTGTAAGCGCCGCCACATTCCTTGAGGGGCTGTACGCAAGGAAGCGCGCGGGAGAGAACGTTGAGAAGCAGATTGATGCCGGGGAGCAGCAGCTAGTCCTTCAGGGCATGGCCGATGTGGCCAACGCAATCCGAGGAGGGGCCACTGCGCGTGACGCAATCCGCGCGGCGCAGGGCGCCCTGCAAGCCACGCAGCAGCGAAGGCTTGACCAGCAAGAGGCTAGGCAGCTTGCCCTTGGCGAGGTCGATGAAGAGATTGAAGCCCAGGAGCAGGTGGTAGCCACGCCTGCTGGCGTAGAGGTCTCCGAGCAAGAAGAGGCCATCATCAGTGCCCCGGCTCCGACGGACAAGGCTTTCGGTGCCGCGTCGACTCCTCAGGCCATGGCGGCTGTCGCTGCTCGCGCCGCAGGCGGTCGCACCCTTCCCGCTGGGTTTATGCCCAGGACGGAGGCAGAGTTCCGATGGGCCATGATGAGCACGGACGACCCAGCAGAGAAGATGATGCTGCTGCGTCTGTCCAGAGGGGCTACAGATGTCCACCCGTCAGGCCCTGGCGCAATCAGAAACGCCATTACGGGGGCCGCTGGCAGGTCAACGCAGGCGCTCCTGTTTGCTGATGAACTCGCCAGGAAGAAGGCGGCTGAGGCCAAGCGCCTTGCTGAGCTTAAGCTCGCGGAGCAAGCAAAGAGGCTCGCCATTCAGGCTAAGAGGGCAGAGGCCTACAAGAAGGCGCAGGCTGCGCTTGAGCGCAAGCGAAACGCCGATGCCCAGAAGCTGGAGGACTCCCTTAACAAGATAGCCAAGGCCTCAAGCGGAAGGGGAATCAGGCGTGATGAGGCGGCCATCCTGAGAAACCTGTCTGCGTTCCTTTCTGGCAAAGGGGGCTTCGACCCCAAGTACAAGAGCCTTGAGACCCAGACCATCGAGGGGATTCAGGCATGGCCTGAGCTCAGGAAGCTAGGCACAAAGAGCGCACGCTTAGCCAGGAACGCAATCTCCAACGCCATTCGCCTCAAGAACGGTCGAGCCATGAGCGACCGGATGATGTTTATGAACATAAGTCAGCTTGAGGGCTTTGCTCGCGAAGACGCCCGAGCAGCCGCTGCCGCACAAAAGGCCGCACAAAAGGCCGCTGAGGCAGAGGCCAAGGCAAGGGGAAGAAGAGCCAGGGAGGCCGCAAGGCTGGCCAGAGAGCAGGCAACCAGAGAGGCCGAAGAGGCTAGGAAGAGGGCCGATGAGTCTAGGGCTGAGGCCAGAGAGGCCGTCAACGCTTCCGCAGGCAGCGCAGAAGGCGCACCGCCTGCGGCAGATGGGCCACCTTCCCGCCCTGCCAACATTCCAGACGACTATGTTGCTAAGAAAGACTCAGCAACTGGCCAGTGGTACTGGATGGCTCCGTAATGGCAGAGGGTGAGCCACAGCTAAAGATGGTGTTCTCCGCAGACGGGAGCCGCTCTGCAATGGTGCCCGTTAGCTTTACTGCGGCTGACATCGCAAGGGTGCTTGGTCCTCCCAAGGAAGCGCAGCCAGCGCCAGCGGCAGCCCCTGCGCCTGAGGAGCAAGCCCCTGCCGCCCCTAAGCCCACGCCACCAGAGGCGATTGGCGTCGCTCCGTTTCTGTCCCCTGGCACGACCAAGCGCGTGCAGGCGCTGGCCAGAGAGGGCGTGCCACAGCCGCCTCTTCAGCGCGGTGAGGAGAAGATGGAGCCAGCCCCCGGAGTGCGTGGCATCCCTCCTACAGCGGTGGTTATCCCGCAGGAAGAAGCCGCTGAGCCAGCGCAGTGGAGGAAGGGGCGCGAGCAACCAGAGGTTCCCGGCGCAAGAGGCTTCGCTTTGGCTGCCGAGCAGCAGGAGAAGGCCCGCTATAAGCGCGCATACGAGCGAATCACTGGGCTTGCCGAGGGCGTCGCTGTTGTAGGTGGGGAGTTGGCCCTTGGCGGCGCACTTGGTGCGCTTCCCCCGAGCGCCAAACTTGACCTCAAAGTAGTTGATGATTTGCGACAGGCCAACGCAAAAGCCGCAGCAGAGGGCGACGTTAAGGGCGCTGCCATGCGCGAGATTGAGGGCATTGCATCTCTGGTGATGAAGGCTCCTGAACTCATCGCTGGGTATGAGGCTGAGTCTGAGCGCGAGCTGGACTTCGACGAGATTGCTCAGAAGGCCAACGAGGAGGCGGCAAAGCTGGGGTATGAGCTTCCTGCCATGGCTGCCGCAGACGTGGCGGCTTTTGCTATAGACCCGGTCAACCACTGGCGAAACAACCCAGTGATGGACTCGCTCATTCTTATGCAAGTCACCCCTAAGGCCCTTGGCCTGACCTCTAAGGGCCTTCTGCTGGCATCTCAGGGGGTTGGCGCAGCGAGGATAAAGGTGGCGGGCGGCGTCGAGAAGGTTGCCGGCGCTGTAGAGAAGACCAAGAGCAAGATGCTTGGTTCCAAAAGTTCCTCTGGAGTCTCTTCATCGGGCGAGAAGGCCATCTACAAGTCCATGGACGCGAGCCCCGACGTGCCCGTAACTGACGAGCTATACGCCCAGGGCGTGGCATCTGCTAGGGGCGCTCGCGTGGTGCAAGAGGGCGCAGAGTCCATGGCCAAGCACGAGTTCCAGAGAACTCCAGAGGTCGTGGCCGAGCTCCAAAGGCGCGGCCTTGACGTAAAGGTCAGCGACGCTGAGATTATCGACAGGGCGTCGCAGCTTCCTGAGAGCCGAGGGGCTGTCGGTGGCGAGATGGCCAAGATGATTGTCGAGAAGAAGATTCCCCAGGTCCTAGACACTGACCAGACTGCGGCCATGGTGATGGCTGGCATGGAGACTCAGGCAGAGATGTCTAGGCTGTCGGTCCTGATTAACGAGATGGCAGACCTTGGAGAGCTTGGCCCCAAGCAGCAGGGTCAGTTTGACACCATGCGTCGCCAGTACGAGTCGCTAAAAGACAGGGACCTGAACATCCGACTGGCGCTAGACGTGGCTGGTAGCGAGGCCGGTCGCGCGTTTCGCTTTCGGCAGGTAGCCCTTAGGACCGCGACCTCTTCTGGAGAGCTGGCTGCGGATTGGGTGGCTGTCACCGGCAAGAAGCCAGTCGGCCCACAAGCCAAGCTCATTGACAAGACATCCACCGTCCTAGAGGAGTCAGAGGCTGGGCTGTCTAAGGTTCGCACCGCTACCAAGCAGGCGGACCAACTGGCCGAGACCTCTCGAGCCAGGTTGGTTGAAATCGACGAGGCCATCAAGGGACCTGACCGCGTAATTGAGGGTCCCCAAAGGGCCGCGCTCGCCAAAGAGGCGGCAGAGCTTAGGCGTCAAACCAAAGAAGCTGAGAAGCTGTCGAGTTATGGCAGGCGAGAGGAGGCCCGGTTACTGGACCAAGCCGATACGGCTAGGAAAAGGCTCAACAGGGCCCAGCTTAGACAAGCCCCCATCCCCTACAGGCTGGCTAATGGCGCAGTGTCGCTGTTAATGGAGACCCCTGCGGGCATCCGTTCTGCGGGCAGTATTATCGACTGGTCTATGATGTTTACGCAGAGCGCCTTGATATCTGCGTCCAGGCCACAGCACGCACTACTTAGCTCTATTGAGACCATGGTGAGCGGAACGAGCAAGGCAGGAGCTCGATATGCCGGCTTGGCCAAGAGCGTTGGCCTGCCTTTGAACAACCGCCTCTTTGGCCTTTATGACCCCAAGAGGATGGCGCTATATAACAAGGCTGGGCTCAGGCTTCGCGAGGTCCCAGGCATCCCGTCCAAGTTTGTTATGGGCGAGAAAGAGCTGGCTCTTGGAGCTAGGATGCTGGAGTTTGCCCGTGACATCCCCGTGTTTGGCAAGGTGTTTGCGGCACTGGATGAGGCGCTTGTCCTCCCAGCCGAGCGCATGTTCGCGGCCTACTGCAACGGCATGGCTATCCGTTTGATGGACGAGTTCGTGGGCACCTCCGCCAAGACGGGCATGCCTATCCAGAAGATTCCAATGGCGGACATGCAGACGGCTGCTTACGCTGCCAACGTGGCCACAGGCTCTGGGTCCTTCTTTGGTCTTGGTTCACCGCCAAGCATCCCGTTCCTTGGCCCTGGAAAGACCAGCGCAGAGTACGCAAAGAACGTAGTGTCGCGGCTCACCAACCCCAAACAGTGGTTGTGGTCTACAAGGTTCACCGCCGCTGGGTTCGACTTCATGACCGGCGGCCCTCAGGCGTATGGTGTGGCGACCGGCGCAACACGAGGCACCGAGTTTGCACAGCGTCTGTGGCAGCAGCAGATAGCGTCAGGCATGGCCATGGGCGGCATGCTTCGGGCTTCTGGGTGGGAGGTAGACCTGAGCCCAGAGGCCGGCTCGTTGTTTGGCAAGGCCTATGACCCAGAGAGCGGAGAGGTCTTGGACTTTATGGGTGGCCGTATCCAGCCCGCTAGGTTTGCCGGGGACATGCTCATGGGCGGCTATTACAACGCTAACAATGAGTACAAGGAGTTCGGCGCTGACTTTCAGTCGTCTGTAGGCAACCGCATCGCGGACTTCGCCAGGACCAAGTCTCGCCCTGGCCTCACGTCCATGATGCTAGATATGTACAACGACACCAATGCGTTTAGGGGCGAGGAGGGAACGTTTGACCTGGCAACAAACCTCGCCTACCAGTTCACGCCGATGTTCGCAGAGCAGGCCTTGTCTGATGAGAGCGCGACCCCATTGCAGAGACTGACCCGAGCGATTGGCTCAAGAAGCTACACGATGGGCGAGGACATTGACCCCTTCTACACTCCGCGCGTAGACCCTCAAACGGGAGAGCCCATCCCAGGAGGCAGCCCCTTCACCTACATCAAAGAAGAAGAGGTCGTTCAGCAGATTGGCGATGACATGACCCAGTTGCTCGAAGGCATCACGGAGTCAACGATTAAGATGATACAATCCAAATGAGAACCCCACCCCGACTCGAGGACCTGGCTCCATGGCTACGCATCAGGGTCAACGCTCTGGCCGTATCCCACAGAGCAGCCAACCCAGGCACAGCCCTGTGTCTCATCTGGGGCCACCGCTCACAAGCTGAGCAGCAGGCAGCACACAAGGCAGGCCGCTCGAAGATTAACGGCAAGACCAAGTTCAGCCTACACAACTTCAAGCCGGCTCTGGCTGCTGACCTGTGGGTCTACACCGAGGCAGCGGACGACACCTTCTATGAGAACCGACCGCCCAAGGACCTGGGCCTTGAGCTCCAGTTGCTCCAGAAGGGGAGCCTCAAGAGGTGGTACATCCCCATGGGACACCTCGCTGAGATGGAGGGCCTCGAGGCCGGCGCACTGTGGCGCACGTTCCGTGATGGCCCCCATGTCCAGGTGCCAAAGCGTCAACGAATCGTCATGCTTCAGCGGGCCTTGACCGACAATGGTTATGATGTGGGTGGGGTTGATGGCATACTCGGCGCGAAAACCAAGAAGGCCATTGAGGGAGCCAGGGTGGAGTCAGGGATTAAGGCGCGCGCAGGCGGCCCCATGCCCATCCATCCTGACCTGTGGGAGTGGCTGCATCTCGACGGACCACGGAGGGTCTCGTGAGAATTAGCGGAGTCACATATCGACACCCACTCGCCAACCTAACCAACGGCGCAGGCGCTGCTGGTGGAGGCGGGGGCGCAGGCCCTACCGGTAAGTCGTACAGTTTCGATGGTGTAGACGATTACGTGACGGCTGATGGCGCAGCCCCCACGGTCGACTGGGATGGCTCAAGCTCTTGGTCTATCTCTACGTGGTTTAAGGACGCGGGCGCTACCGCTACCCCTCTATACATTTGGTCTGCGTGTGGCAGCGTTCCCGGCACAAATCGCTTCATGGGCATCAGCACGTTTGAGTCTGGCGGCGTTGGCAACGTTAGGTTCTATGGGCTACAGCCCACAGGCCTTACCGAGGCAGCTTGGTCCCCGGTTGGTGGGTCTGGGCGCATTGATATCCCCGCAACAGCCACCAACGGCATTACGCCTGGCGACGGCGCGTGGCATAACGTAACGCTCACCGTTAACACCACGGCATCTACCGCCCAGGGGGTGAAGATTTACCTTGATGGCGTCCTGGCCGGGTACGCCCAGTCATCTACCGCTACGCTGGATTTCACTCATTTTGCCTTTGGGTGCAGGGTGCAGACTAACGGCACGCTCAGGGACTCGTTCTTCCCAGGAGACATCCACCAGGCGAGCATCTACACGAGTGAGCTCACCGCTGCACAGGTCGCGGCCATATACAACAACAACCGGCCTGTAGATGAGACGGCGCTCACCCCTGCCCCGGCTCACTTCTACAAGTTCGGCAACGGAGACACCCTGTTCCCGACGCTCAAGGACTACGGCTCCAGCCCTCAGGACGGCACGGCGTACAACATGCTGCCTGCGGCTATCGTCGACGGCTATCCTGCGGGCATGAGTTACGAGTTCGATGGCGTAGACGACTACATCCAGGCTGATGCGGTAGCTGCCTCTGGCGGCAACTTCGATTGGCAGACGGATGCTCAGACGGTGTCCGTGTGGTTTAAGACAAGCAGCGCTGTTCGGCAGGCCCTTTGGTCCTTCTCTAACAACGACAACCACGAGTATTACTACCTGCAAATTGAAGGCGCTTCTGGTGGCACCCCTGCGTACTTTAAGGCCATAGGCAGCGCCAGCGTAAGCGCAGGCTTGTTTGGCCAGACAGACGCAGACACTAGCCCTAACGGCGCAGTCAAAGAGGTGTGGGTTAACTCCACTGACACCAACGGCATCGACCCCACAGATGGCCAGTGGCACAACATCGTTATTACGTTTAGCGGCAACGCCAGCACGGCCCAGGCCGTCAAGCTGTACGTTGACGGAAACTATGTTGGCTTCTCTAAATCAAGAAGCAGCTCCTTGAACGTAAAAGACTTTACCATCGGAACTTTGCGCTATGACGGTGGCTCGCGGCTTGAGCAGTACTTCTCTGGAAACATCTCCCAGGTGAGCATGTGGACCAGCGAGCTTGGCGCGTCTGATGTCACTGCCTTGTATGGCTTAGGCAACATGCCTGACCCTCGCACGATAGGCACCCCTCCCCAACACCTCTATCGGTTTGGGGCTGGAGACAATAGCTTCCCAACCCTTGTTGATTACGGCTCCGAGGGAGACGACGGGACCGCCGTCAACATGACCGCCGCCAACGTTAAGGACGCTTCACCACCATGAACAACCTGCACTACAGAGTATACCTTGCTGACGAGGTGGCCTCCCACATGGAGAGCTCCACCTGCGTCACCACCGAGCCCCGCTACACGCTGGATGGCACCCAGGCCATCCTCAAATTTACCGAGCCAGTCGACGGGTGGATTGACCACGCCGCAGCACTCGCCCTAGTTCAAACCTCAGCATGGCAAGAGGAGCCAACACCATGAGCACACCTGTCGGAAAAGTACAGCGCGAGAGCGTCTCCTTCCCGGTCGTCACAGAAGACTTCTGCATCGTTCACCTGGCCACCGCAGGCGGGGCAGGCGCTAATCTCGTTACCGCTATTCAGGACCAGATTGCGTTGCTAGGCCCCCTGACCACGCCTGCCCGCACCTATCCGTCCATGTTCAAGTCGATTGTCATCTCGGCATCAAGCGGCAACGACATTATTATTGGAGGGACTGCCCAGGGCGGCGCTGGTATTGGAATCAAGATTGCTGCTGGCACCTCGATGCTGCTCGGCTTCTCTGGCACGCCGGCTGACCCGCTGCTCTACCAGTGCGCTGGTGTGTGCGCCGTGGCTGTCTACTTCTAAGATGGAGGTCGACGCCCTAGTGCAGGTCGGTGGGTACGCGGCCTCTATGGCTGCAAGCGTTTGGGTGTTTGCGTCCAAGCTCCAGGCGGGCGTGTCTAAGATTGACGCTCACCTGGCTGTGATTGAAGAGCGCCTGGCCAACATCCAGCGCGAGGTCAAGTCAGCCAAGGACTCGAGGCGTGACCTGTGGCAGGAGCTTCACGGTCATGGCGACAGGCTGACCAGAGTGGAGGCCAACCAATGAGCGAGTCGCTGACCATCGAGACGATTAGCTGGGACAGGCTGACGATTATTATCTCCATCGCAGCCCTTGCCAGTTACTCCATCACTCAGGTATTCAAGACGCTACTCAAAGAGAGCGTGCTGTCTGATACCAGGTTCAGGCGCACGTCCTTGCGAGCCCTGTCCGTAATCCTGGGAGGGAGTTTCGGATATATCCTCGCTGGGTATACCGGCTTCGGTGCCATCATCGGCATCGGAGCCGGGTCTTTAACCACCTACGTCTTCTCTGCCGTGAAGTCTCGCGTGAAGAAGTCAGCAGACATCGCAGAGGACTTCTAGTGGACTGGCTCATCGCCGTACTGGTCAGCGCATCAGCCATGTTCTTTGCCCTGTGGCGCACGAGCGCGCGCAAGACCAAGGTGCTTGAGCAGCAGACCAGCACCCTTGAGGTCATCGCAGCCCAGGCCACAGAGGTGGCTGAGTCTCTGTCTGAGTCGGTGAGCAAACAGGAAGAGGAGCTCAAGAAGGTGGACGAAGCACACAAGGTGCTCCGAGCCGAGCTAGCAGAGACGGCCAAGGCTATCTCAGCGGTCAACCTAGAAGACGGCTCCCTGGCTACGGCCTGGGACAAGGCCACGGGGGGCGAGTAATGGCCAACCCAAGGCAAGAAGCCGCACGGCGCATGATGAAGAAGTTGGGGCTCAAGGGCTTCAATAAGTGGAAGCTCACCCCTGGTCACCCCAAGAAGAAAGCCGTGGTGATGGCCAAGGAAGGGGACAAGACCAAGCTCATTCGCTTCGGGGCCAAGGGCTACAAGCACAACTACTCAGCCGGTGCGCGTAAGAACTTCAAGGCGCGACACAACTGCGACACGGCCAACAGCAAGCTGACCGCCAGGTACTGGGCATGCAAGGCCCTGTGGGCTGGGCCAGGTGGGCACAAACGAACGAAGGCATAGGAGGCCACCATGTACGGTAAGAAGAAAGCACGAGGCGACGCAGCCAAGGCAGCACTGGGCAGCGGAGACCGGTTTAAGGACCTGTCCAGCAAGCTCAAGGCCAAGGGAGTCAAAGACCCTGACGCCCTGGCTGCACACATCGGACGTAAGAAGTACGGCGCGCGCAAGATGGCAGCGATGGCCGCAGCGGGACGCTCGCGCAGCGCGTGACCACCGTCCTGCTCATCGCAGCCCTGCTGACCTCTGCCCCTTGCACCAAGGCCCACACGCTGCTCACCAGCACACCCGCTCCATGCGACGGGCTCCTGGTCAGCGAGTCCTCTGCTAAGAAGGCGCTGCGGTGCCTAGATGTGGACATCAAGTCCTGCGAGGCAGGGCTCGAGGCCACACGCAAGCGAGCAGCCGTCACCGAGACAGCCCTTCGTGAGCGAGAGGCCATCCAGAAGCGCAGAGCCGAGGCCCTGGAGCGCAAACTCCGTGAGTTCGTGGCTGACCCGGTGCCCCCTCCTGGCTGGTACGAGCACCCCGCTGTGTGGTTTGCCGCTGGTGTTGTTCTGACCGGAGCCGCTGGCGTTGCGGCCCTGCACTACCTGGGACCGTAGCGGTCCTCGTGTTCCTTCTCCAGCCTAGCCTGCATCTCCAAGCCCTGGTGCATGCGTGCAACGCAGTCGTCTATAGCCATGCGAAGCGCAGCCTGAGCAGACGTGCCTCGCCACTTGGCTAGCGCCTCAAGGCTCTCCATCATCTCTTGGGTTATTTCGACAAGCTCGTCCACTTACTCAACCACCCGGTAGATGAACCGCCGACGCCCTATGCGTGACGGTCCCTTGTGTCTCGTGACCCAGCCCTCCGTAATCAGGGCTCTAAGGGATTTCCATATGGAGTTGGGCCTCTCACCCGTTGCAGCCGCTATCTCTAGCACAGTGAGGCCGACAGGGGCCTGTGCGTAAAGCTCAGCGAGCACCCTGTCCATGATGACACCAGGCCGGCTCAATACCTGTGCCCCTTACGGCGCATCTCCTCGACGGTGTACACGTCGTAGTCCTGAAGCTCGCCTCGTGGCACCCAGGGCATCATACCAAGGCCATACACCACAGTGGCGCGTGCGAACCCAAGCACCTTGCCGTTCTTGCCAAGCTCCACCACCCATGCGTCTTTGGTGGTGAGGCTTCCTCGTTTGACCTTTGGATTGTCTCTGTTGACGAATCCCCAGAGCGCATCGACCAGGGGCTCATGCGGTGCGTAGAGCCTTGGGGTTCGCCAATAGAACCCTGGGTAGACGGAGAGCTCATTAACCGTGACCTCGATGCAGGCTCGGTTGGGCCTGGTCCGATACGCGTGAACGTCATCGACAATGTAGTGACCGGGCTCGATGTCATGCCGCTGCTGCTGCATATCGTAATAGTTCATGAAGTTCGCCATCACTGACCTCCAAGACCACACACACCCCACCACCCCCTTAAGGGGGGTGGGGGTGTGGTTCTGGCTAAAAGGGGATGTCGTCGTCGTTGTCGACAGACACCGGGGCGGCAGCGGGAGTCGGAGCCACCGACGCACCGCCCTTGACCGGCCCGTAGTCGACCACGTCATTGCCGGGGCCGTACTTCTCGTGGTGGGTCTCCTTGACCTTCACCCGGAACTGCGTGCCGTGAAGCTCCTCGGTGTCCGAGATGTTCGGGCGACCGCAGGCGTTGCACAGAGCCGCCACCTGGCGGTGGCCAATCTCGACCGCGATGGGCGAGGAGTGGTGCTCCCAGGTGTGACGTGCCCAAAGCATACGGCCAGCGTGAGACGGAGTGTCCACCTCGATGACGAACTGCAAGTAGCTGCCCGTCCCCTTGGCGTTCTGCTTGAGTTCACTCTCGACGATGTGCCCGACGTACCAGCCCGAGGGCAGTGGGTCGAAGGACTTTTTGCTGTCGTCCTGCGGAACATCTGCGCTGTTGAAGTTAATGCTTGCCACCTTATTCTCCTGTTTGATTGGTGGTTGAGTTGGAAATCTTGCTGTGAATTCGGCCCCAGTTGGGGCGCTCAAGTGGGGCGAGTGCCCCGGACCGGTCTTTGGCGAGGACGCCTTGACCAGAAGTGGTACGGAACACCCGATGGACGTTGCCATCGGAGTCCGTGTGTGTGCCGGCTGCGACAATCAAGTCGAACTCGTAGGGCAGCTTGGTGCTGAGCTTCTTCCCTGGCAGCTCCGGGGCCATGTAGGCCACGCCATCAGGGTCCACGTCTCGGCCCTGCTTGGCAGTGAAGACGACGTTCACGTCCAGGTCGCGGAACGCTTTGACCAGGCGCATGACCGCAGTCATCATCTCTCCGTAAGCCTTCACGCCGTGCGCGGTCTTGCCCATCTCCTCAGCTAGGCAGACCTCTGCCACCTCAGAGAGCGAGTCGATGTACACCCACTCGTAAGGCTGGCCCTCGTCGTTGAGCAGGAAGTAAACGCGCTTGAGGTCAGAGAACGTGGAGATAGTAGCCACGTCCAGGTCCACGTCTCGAAGCGAGAGCAGCCCAGCCTCGGCGCTGACCACGAGGGTCTTGCCGGGACAGGTGCGCGCGGCGTAGGTCTTGCCCGCCCCTGGTGGGCCGTGCACGAGGGCTGTGAGGCTCGAGGTTCCAAAGTTTTTGGTAGTGGTGATGCTAATGCTCATGACTTAGAGTCCTTCGGTTCGATGTTTCTGTTGAAGCTGATGTTTGCTCGGTGGTCATCCCAGGCCTGGTTGTGGAACCTGTAGAAAACCCTTGCGTAGACCCGTGTGAGGCACGGCTCTTTCCATTTGGGCTCGCTGTCTACGACGTTGAGCGCGAGCCAGATGAGGTAGTCGAGGGCATCCTCGGCTGACTTCATGTCCTCAACCTGCTCGTACATAGCGTCCATGCAGGCGTTAGACTTGTCTCGCTCTTCCTTCTTACTCATCCGTCCTTCCTGGGGTCGTACTCCTCGTCCCAGGCGATAGGCGTGCGGGCAATCATGCTGATGATGTCAGAGAGCCCGTCGTACCCGCCGCTGGTCCAGGTGCCGTTGATGCACACGGTCCAGGTGCCATCGATGCGCGTGGCGTACAGAGACTGCACCCCGCAATCATTGATGGTCTTGTCCGTGGACTGGAGCTCCTCGTTGATGGACTCACGCAGGGTCTTGCCGTTCTTGGCCTTCGCCATGCAGCGTTGCCATTGACGCTTGCTAATCATCACTCACCTCCCAGGGAGTCCCAGTGAAGCACGCTGTACGCGCACACCATCATGCTGTTCATGGCTTCCTGTAGGGTGTCCAGGCGCTCGTCCCACGAGGCACCGGGCTCCGTCAGGTTCTCGTCGCAGGTGTCGTAGACCCTGAACCCGTCACCGTCAGCGTCCACGCACACGCGGCTGGTGCCTCGTGCGCCACGGTGTAGCACGGTCTCTGCTACTCGTTTGTGATCACACTTGCCAAGCATCACTCGCCCCCTTCAGCGAGCGCGACAGCAGCGCGCCACTCGTCAGGGGTGAGCAGCGCAACGACGCACGCGGCGTAGCCCATCGCCTCTCCCATCTGGGAGGGCGAGCAGCCTGCCTTGGTCATGGCGTGCAGGGTGCGCAGCATCTTAGCCGCGAGTCGAACCGTCTTAGACGGTGAAGGTGTGGTGGAATTCTCCACAATAATTCTCCTGGTTGGTTGGTCAGTGGTTGAGAGCGTTGTACCGCTCTGTGATTACGGATTCTGCCAGGTTGTCAGATGGTGTCAAGGGAAATCGACAGGGCAGGGCACGCGCTCGCCCTCGCGGTAGTCTCCCGTGATGTAGATTAGCTCTATGCTGTCGGGGTACACGCACTCCAGAGCCCAGACCCCATCCTCCCCGTGGTCGATGATGCCCACCGGGCCAGGGCCGCTGCTCGTGAAGAGCAGAGCCAGGGCCAGGGCTAGGGCTGTGATGAGGCTATCCATTGTCGGCCCCCTCTAGGCCATTGAGAAAGTCCCACGCGAGCTGCTGAGCGTGGGGCGAATCGTCCCCGTAGCCCACGCAAGCCACCAGGGTGGCAATGGCGCACCCATACAGGTGCTTGCGGTCCTTGGCTCCAAGGTCAGACACGTCCCCTTTGTAGCTTAGGCAAAAAGCCACGGCGTCGATGTCGTTGAAGCTGTCCGGTGCTACGTCGTCGTCGCGCTGTATGTTGTCGCCATCGAAGACGCAGCCCAATGGTGCCAGGTCGTTGCTACTCATCGTTGCCCCCTTTGATGCACGCGGTGTCACCGGTGTCGATGTAGTTCTGACTGCACGCGGAGTGCTCGCAACGCGCCTCCTCTGGACCACACACGGCGTCCATAATCGCGTCTAGCGTGGTGATAAGCGTCTTCGCCCCGGTCGCCTTGTAGATTGCCCATGAGATGCGCTCGCGAAGAATCTCACGGTCTGTGCTTAGCCTAGCCATCATCGCCCCCCGTAGATTGCGGCCTTAGTGGACCGGATGACCCCGCCGTAGGATGCGCGGCCCAACTTGACCGCGTAGCCCACCTGGCTGGGTGTGGGCTCGATGCCCATCTCTCGGAACTCATCGCGGGCAATCTCCCGCAGTCTCGCCGTGTCGCCTCGGTGCACGAAGTCGCATGACCTGCAAACCGTGTCCGCGACCTGGCGCACCTCGCTCTCGCTCACGTATCGCCGCGTTCTGCTCATCTTGCTGCCTCCCTGCCCGCGTACGGGCCTTTGCTTGGTTGGTTGGTAGGATGCCCTGCCTTCAGGGCGTAGGATGCGTTCTAGAGGGTGTTCTGTGGGTCTGGGCTGGCCTTGAAGGCCTGCGCAAGGACGGTGTCTAGCGTGGCCTCGCCTGTGGACGTTCGCACGGTGACTCGTCGCACAACCCCTGGCTCTGTGCGGTCGCATATCTGCCAGTCGTCTCGGCACTGTGGGTTCAGGTGCTCCCATGCCAGGTCTTTGTTCTGGACCCGTTGAAGCGTGACGCCTGGGGCCAGGTGATAGACGGTCATCTCGAAGGGCTCGCTCGTGTGGTCGAATACCTGGCGAAGAGTCTCGATTAGGTGTGTGAGGTCTCGGATTTTCATCGTCTTGGTTCCTGTTTGGTTACTGGTTTCTGGCTCACGGTCCCAGGTCAGGCCGGAACCCGTGAAGGCTCCGGCGCATCCCTGGTGCGCGAGTCCTATCGCTTTCGCCAGGTCACAACCCAGACGGTCAGCGTCGCACCTTCAACCCGAACGGTACGCTTGCTCGTCTTGATGCGCTCGGTATTGTCAATGTATTGGCGCGATAGTTCGGCGTATTTGATAGCCGCGTCTCGGCTGTTGAACATGCGCGCCATAGTAGCGCCCGTCTCGGTGTGTGGGATGTTGTCGCAGTTGAAGTAAAGGATATCGCTGCTCATTTTCTGGGCTCCTATGTGGTTACTGGTTTCGGAACTCACGGTCCCGGTGACGCGCCAGAGCCGAAGCTCCGACGCGCGCCCGGTGTGCGAGCTATGCAGCGACTGCGAACCCGGCATCGATAGCCGCTTGCACTTGGCCGCTGTCGCCCTTCACACGAAGGCCGACCACAAACGGACCCGACTCAGGTGCTTGCAGGAACCAAAGGTCATGCAAGTCACCGTCAATGACTGGCGCGCCATTCCAGGTGGCTGGCAGTGGCTCTTTTCGTCGTGCGCTAGCAGCGAACACCACAGCGACCCCGTGACCCTCATCGAGCATGCGCTTCGCGAGCATGCGACGCTGTGCGCCATCCTTGAGCGAGTAGACGCGGCGCACACCATCCACGCGCCGCACGTTGGCCGTAATGGCTGTGTAATCGTAGTGCGTCACGTCTGGATGTGTCGCAGCAGAACGCGCGGCAACGTGCGCATGGTCGCTGGCCACGTTGCAGCGCATAGCGAGTTTGTACCCCTTGCGCTCGGCGCGGCGCTGCTCTCGCTCGACTTCGCGGTCGTAACGGGCCCAGAACGTCACCGGGTCGACGTGCAGCGCGATGGTGCGCCCAATGCGAGCGATTGCGCTGCTAGGCAATCGACCTTGACCCGTACGCGACCCGACGCACGCCAGACGACACGCATCGGTCGCTCCGATGCAGGCATCAAACGCGGACCCGATGAACGGCGACGCCTCGCGAGACGTGGCCAAGGTGAGGCCTCGGTTGATGAATCCCGTGGTCTCTGCTTGTGCCTTGTCGAGCTTCGTCTGTCTCGTCGTCAAGACCCCGCGCTTGCCTTCTAGGATGAGCGCAGCCTGGATAGCTACCGCGTCAAGGTTTCGACCCTCGCGCACCATGGCGCATTGGGTTGACATGGTGAATCGCTCACCGTTGCGAATTCGCACGCGGTAGGCGTCGACGACTGCCATGGTGCGCGTGAGTGTGGTCGTTAGTGCGTTCATGCTAGCAGCCCTCCACGCGCCGAATCTCGGCTCTGACGTCGGCAAGCTCTCGCATTAGTTCGCCTTGGTCGGCGACGTAGCGTTCGATGTGCTCCCACTGTCCATTGGGCCCGAACAGGCCCTCGCGCTCGTCTCGCAACGCGACGGTAATCTGGGCAAGCTGGAAGGTGATGGTGCTCTGTAGCCTGTTCAGATAGGCAACGAGCTTGTCCCGTGTGTGTGGTCCGGGCGCAATCGGGTATCGCATGATTCTCTCGCTTGTTTGCTGGGTTGTTGGGTTGTTTAGCCTGTCTCTTCAGTACGGGTAGGCTATCTCCCTCAGACGTCCCGTTGGACGTTTCGACTAGTCGCCAAGTAGGGCACGAGCTTGATTGGCCACGCTCTTGAGCCGGTCAATCTCGCGGCGCAGGCGGTAGATCTCGGTTCCGTGCGCCTGGATTGCGTCTACGAAGGCGCTAGCGTCGGGCCCTGTTATGATGGCGGTGGCGTCCAGATACACAGGGAACCCATGCCCATCGTCGCTATCATCAATCGAAGCGTGCAATTGGAAGCCAGGTCCCTTGCCACGGTACGGAGCCGCGCATGAGAAGCCGTCTACGTCTCCGAAACTGATATCCTGCTTTGTGCTCTTGCTGGCCATGATGGCCCCCCTTTGGTTGTTGGCGTGACATCGTGTCGCGCTGGACACAGGGGAGAGGGGCTCCCCTGTGCGAAGCGAAGCACGAGGCCTAGCGGAACATCATCTCGAAAATTCGCTCCGAGTAGTGGCCTTCCATGTCTCGGTCTCCCAAGTCCTTGGCGCATTCATGTGCGACGGTAAGGGCGGCTCCCAATGCCTCAATAGTGGCGGCGCAATCGGGGCGAAGGGCGCTGACTCGGTCGAGCCTGTCGACAGCGTTTGCAGCGGCGCTGAGGGCGAACTTGGCGTTTCGGTTTTGCATGGGTCGGTTCTCCGGGTGGGTTGTTGACCGTTCGGGGGTTCCCGACGGTGAAGCCATAGGACCATGCCCATGACAGGGTGTCAAGTGGAGGGCTCCAACGTGCGCGTGTAATGCGTGCGACGTCGCGTGCGCCTGGGATCACGGGGCAGAGCCCTGTGCGCGTGCACGAGCGTGATGCGGGCCGTGTGTTGTGTGCGTCTTCCGTGTTCGCGTGTTGGCGTGCGGTGGGTCAGGCCTCCCTCCCTCCCCTCGCCTCCCGACCGGCCCTCCCTCCCCCGGGGGCGGGGTGGTAGAGCTGAACGCTGTACCGAACCACGGTTCAGGGCCAAGTGGGTGGGATGTGCTCAGAACGTGGGATGGTCTACCACCTGACTGGCAGTCACCCTGGACGGCGGGGTGTGGGCGGGGTGCGTACAGAGAGGAAGGGCGCACGGGGAGAGGGCCGGACCGAGCGGGGCCAGAGCGAAGTAAGTTTCGGTCCGAGTCGGCGCGGGGGTTAGACCCATTTTCCGCGCACCAATTTCCAGCCTTACCCATTTGCTCTTGACAGCGTGTCAGTACCGTACTATCAACCTCTCCCAGGAGGTGACACATGAGTGAGCTCAAGTTGACGAGCCCGATATCGCAAGAGAAGCAGTCTTCTGCTGTGACTCGAGGCCAGAGGTTGATGAAGCGTAGGTTGAAGATGGGTATGTCTCAGCAGGCTCTATCTGATGCGAGCGGTATTGGTGCCTCTCACATCTCGAGGTTGGAGAACGGGGACAGGATTGGTTCGTTTGAGGTGTGGCGTAAGCTAGCCACTGCCCTGGGGACCACGTTGGCCAGACTGACCGCAGATGGGTGAGGACTCAGCGCATCGTAGCGCGCCCCCCAGGCGCGCGTACGCATGCGCGGTGAGAGACGCTCTCACTCCCAGACATGCCCACTCCCTTGGGGGGAGTGGTCAGTCTGGGGAGAGTACTAGTAAGTATTATACTTCAAGCGAGCGCGCGTAGCAATGCGTGTGCCAAAGGGTGGGATGAGATGAAAAAGGTCATGAGCTTCGGGGCCGGGGTGCAGAGCACGACGCTGGCCCTACTAGCGGCGACCCGTGATGAGCGGCTGCTGTCGGTTGTTGGCGAACCCCCTGAGATGTACGTGTTCGCAGATACCGGTGATGAGCCAGTGGCTGTGTACGACCACCTGGAGAAGTGCCGGGTGGTTATCGAGGAGAACGGGGCACAGCTTGAGGTGGTGTCGCGGGCCACGTCCTTGTCTGAGGACCTGAGAATCGCAGTGGACGCTGGCAAAAAGAGCAACCACGCCGAACCGCCGTTCTGGGTGGCGGACGGAATGGGGCGGTCAGCCCCTATGTCGCGGGGCTGCACGCTGAAGTTCAAGCTACAGCCTATCAACCAGTTCCTCAGAGGCTGGGCTGGCATCAAGCGCAAGAGATACGCGGAGCCACAGGTCGAGGTCTGGATTGGCATCTCTGTCGATGAGTCCAGCCGCATGAAGCCTGCCAAGGAGTCGTGGAAGCTCAACAGGTACCCGCTCATTGAGATGGGCTGGAAGCGCACCCACTGCATTGAGTATCTGGACTCTGTGGGCATGGTCACGCCAAGGAGCGCCTGTTCTTATTGCCCGTTCCACGACAACACTGAGTGGAAGGCGTTAATGGCCGACCCTGTAGAGCGCGAGCGCATTATTGCCTTTGAGCGCATGGTCCGCTCGGCTTGGCGGGACAAGGGCGCGTTCGGGGTTAAGAGCGAACCGTTCCTCCACCGCTCTCGGATTCCGATTGATGAGGTGGACTTCGATGGTGGCCAGCAAACGATGTTCTCGCTGTGGAATGGCGAGTGCGAGGGAATGTGCGGGCTTTAGCCGCTACAGGGAGGTGAGCAATGAGTGATGACTTGAGCGTGGTTCAGATTGAACGCGCATTGTTGGGGGTCTTGCATGTAGACCCGTCATTGGTTGAGCAGGTGGATATCAGCGCCGGAGAGTTCTCCGATGCTGGTAATGCGAACGTGTTTCGGGGTATCAGTGCCCTCTACAAGGAGCATGGCCGTGTTGATTTGCACCTTCTCAGGGACTGGGCGAGCACGAACTGTCGTGGCTCAATGGGCGAGATGTGGACGGCGCTGGGTGCTAGTCACGATGCGTTCGGTAGCACGGCGTGTGCTGAGCAGTATGCGGTAGAGATTCGCAATCAAGCGCGTCTGCGTGTGCTTGTCGAAGCCGGCAAGGACATCATCCGGCAGGCCTACGAGTCCAGGGACTCCGAGAGCGCTCTTAGCGCAGCCACTCAGAAGCTCTCTGAGGTCGAAGAGGTGTTCGGAACCGCTGAGCGTGGGGATGTGAGCTCAATCGCTACGGCTTACATGCACGAGGTGATTGATGTTCAGAGCGGGAAGGTCGAAGCCAGGTACACGCCTAGCGGCCTCGCTCCCCTGGACGCCGTTATCGGCGGTGGATTCAAGCCTGGATGGCAGGTGGTGGTGATTGCGAGCGCGGGGCACGGCAAGTCTGCTCTGGCGATTAACAATTTTGCCCTGTCTTCAGCCCTCGCTGGCAAGCCGGCCCTGGTGTGTAGCCTTGAGATGCCCACTGACCAGTTGGTCGGCAGGCTTATCGCTACCCTGAGCGGCGTTCCTGCCCACCTGCATCACCGAGTGGGCGAGATTACGTCCTATCAGCAGTCAGCGATGATTGATGCAGCAGAGCGTCTTGGCGAATTACCCCTGGTTATCAGCGAAACGGCCAGAGATGTGGGCGCTATTGAGCGAGAAGCCAGGGCTGTGAAGCGCCAATACGGCGATTTAGGCCTCGTTGTGGTCGATTACCTACAACTCATGGATTCACCGCGTATGAGGCGCGATGGCACCCAAGAAGAGGAGATATCGGCCAACTCAAAGGGCATGAAGCGCATGGCAGTGGAGCTTGAGTGCACCTCTGTCATCCTTAGCCAGCCCAATTCAGCCGCCAAGAGGGCCGATAGGCTGATTACCGTGCGTGACGCCAAGGGCTCAGGGGCGATTGAGGACGACTGCGACCTGGCTATCAGCCCGTTCCTGTTCCACAAAGCCGACCCACAGAGCAATCACCCCAGAAACCTGTGCAAAATCGGTATGTCCAAGTTCAGGCACGGACTCGAGACCTCTCTCAAGGAGACCGACGTGGCCTGGAGCGGGACATCCATGAAGTTCGAGCCGCGTATGGAGGGGCTATGATTATCTACGACGGATTCGACGACGCCATTATTGGAATTGTCTATCGGTGCGGCATGAGCGCGGTGACGCTCTATGACCAAGACAAGTGCATTGAGATTCTCATGGACCAAGGCATGGGCTCTCTAGAGGCCATGGAGCACTTTAGCTACAACGTAGCCGGTGGCTATGTGGGGCCAGATACCCCGTGTTTCGCCGTGTTAGAGCCCAGCGAGGTGCTCGATTCGTTTCCTGAGAGGGCGAAGTGAAGCACTACATGGGCATCGACCCAGGATACTCAGGAGCCATCGTTGTGATTGACGAGGATGGGGGTTTTGTCGGTTCTGTCAGGCTGTCTGCTACAGAGCATGACGTGTCTAGCTTCGTCATCGAGCATGCACCGATGGTATCTCGCGCTACCCTTGAGCGAGTGAGCGCCATGCCCAGACAAGGCGTGGCCTCTACGTTCAAGTTCGGCACCAGCTACGGGTTTTGTAGGGCGCTCCTGGTCTGTCACCAGATTCGCTTTGAGACCGTCACCCCTGCCACCTGGCAAGGGGCGATGAAGTGCAGGTCCAAGGGAGACAAGAACGTGACCAAGGCCGCTGCACAGCGGTTATTCCCAGCCCAAAAGGTGGTTCACGCTACGGCTGATGCTATGCTCATCGCGGAATACACCAGGAGGACACCGTGATAGATGCAGGCTGGGAGACGATGGCGATGGTCATCTCCATCGCTGCCCTGGCCGCTGGTTCAATCACTGAGGTGGTCAAAAAGGCCATTCAGCAAGGGGTCATAGAGAGAACAGGCGACAAACCCTGGTGGAGAGGGACGGTATTGCGGCTGTGCTCCGTCATGGCTGGTGCGCTGTTTGGCTGGATGATGATGCCAGAGCAAGAGCGCCTTGGGCTTATCTTGGGAATCGGAAGCGGCTCTGTGACCTCTGAGGCTATTGGCATGGCCAAGCGAGTGATGAGAAAGAAGAACGGTGGGAAGCCACGAGACAGAACGCGCAAGCGAGTGACGACAGGCACGGACTTCGCCCAGGGAGGCGAGACTGAGTTCGAGAGACCTGCGCTCACAGAGGAAGACCTCAAGAGATGACATTCTTTTATGTGTACCTGGCCTGCGCTACGGCCATGTCCTGGTTTGCGCCCCATGACCAGACCCCTGAGCGGTTTAAGACTTGCGTAGCTGTGGGCTCTGCGGCGCAACAGCACCACCAGGACATTAACCTGGTCATCGCCCTGTCGTTTACTGAGAGCCGGTTCAACATGAACGCGGTGAGCTCAGCAGGAGCGCATGGCCCATTGCAGGTCAAGCCGGTGTTTCACTGCCCCGGCAAAAGACTCAAGGGATGCGACCTGATAACCGCAGGCTTGCAGGCCTTGAGAAAGTACCGTAAAAAGTACGGGCGCTGGTCCGAGGCGTTGTGTCATTGGAACAGCGGGAACAAATGCTACCGCAGGAGCCGGCTGTTTGCCCGTATCGTTCTCAAGCGAAGGCGCGCTCTTAGTCGCTCCCATGGAGATATCGACGATGGCTGAGAAGAAGAAGGCACCCGCGAAGAAGGCCCCTGCGAAAAAGAAGGCAGCCCCCAAGAAGGCCGCTCCCAAGGCTGAGGCCGCCAACCCCGTGGGCCGCCCCAAGAACGTGGTCAAGCTGACCGAGTCCGACCTGGGCTACGAGATGAGGAACTTCATCTCCTCCATCAAGTCTCGCTCTTCGCTCGACGGGGACGACATCGCCATGGCCGCCCTCTACATCGCGATGAAGCAGTGTCAGGCATCTGGCCCCACCGTGATGGCATCGAAGATGCAGCAGATTTGTGACCACCTCAATGGGTGAGATTCCGTCACAGAGCATGCTTAGCGCGCTTAACACCGCGCCCGTAGCCGAGTCCGAGGACCACAAGGGCAACTTCACCAAGGTGTTCTCTGCGGACATCGTCGAAGGGATGCTGGCAGAAGGCATGGGAGAGATTAAGCGCTCTCTAGATGTCCTCTACTACAACCCCGGCAACATGGAGCAGCACGTCAACGCAGCGGCCTGTCGGTCCATCACGCTTGGCCAGGTCGAGAACATGCTGCACTTCCTGGAGCCGTATCATGATGCTTCGCTTCGCCCTCGTCATCGCGGGACTCGCCGTGTTCTTTGTTCGATGCGCAAGCGCCTTTTGGAGAACGTCCCTCTGATGGACCAGAAGACGCCCTATGCCGGCTTCGATGTTCTGCGGTTTGGGCGCGATATGGTACAGTTCCTCACGGCCTTCCATAAGGTCTTGAGCGTGTCGACCAGCACAACAGACCGAAACAATGAACTGAGGTGGTTTTGCCGTGGCGTTAAAAAATAAGCCAAAGGCTCCGGGACGGTGGTCCCCTGAGCTCGCAGAGAAAGCCATCGAGATGTTGGAGAAAGGCTACACGCAAAAGATGGTGCGTGAAGAGTTCAACATCAACTACGAGACGTGGAAGTGCTGGATGTACAAGCCCAAGGAGAAGGGCGGTCGTGCAGGCTTTAAGGAGCGAGTGTTTGAGGCAGAGCGATGCTCTCGCCAGAACATGCTCGACCTCGTTCAGTTCCACGCTGAAAAAGACTGGCGAGCCGCCGCTTGGTATCTGGAGCGCACGACCTCAGAGTTCAAGCTGCGAACCTTCCGCTCTCGAGAGGCGCAGGCCATGATTGACAAGGTCGCCATCGAGAAGGCTGAGGCCGAGCGCGACCTGGTGTTGGCCAAGACCAAGGCCCTCCAGAAGAACCTGATGACTCCCGAGGAGTTGCTGGACCTTCTCAAGGACGCTCGGCAGGTCAACACGTCGCATAGCCGTGACACCGCCCACTGAGGATGAGCGAGAGCCGGGAAAAGCTAGAGGCGGAGATTCGCAAGTGCGCATGCGATTTCCGTTATTTCGCTCAGCGGTACCTCAAGATAATCGACAAGCGGAGCCGCGTCGTGCCGTTCGTGATGAACGATGCGCAGGAGCGGTTCTGGTCGACCGTCGAAGAGAACCCGTGGACGTACATCCTCAAGGCCCGCCAGTTGGGAATGACTACTGCGGTCGCTGCGAGGAACTTCTGGCGAGTCCTGTTTACGCCCAACCACCGTGTGGCCGTCCTTGCACACCGTGGCGACTCCGCAGAGGCGATATTTGAGGTCTACAAGAACTTCTACGCGAACCTCCCTGGGTTTTTGAAGTTCAAGACCGAGAAGTCCAACGTCCGTGAGCTCAAGCTGTTCCACGGCGGCCTCATCAAAGTAGACACGGCGAACTCCGAGGGCCTTCGTGGCACGACCTATCAGGCGCTTCACTGCTCTGAGTTTGCGTTTTGGAACGACCCAGAGAAGACCATCGCTGGTGCGTTCCAGGTCTTAGGCCCTGACTCTGAGGTGGTCTTGGAGACCACGGCCAATGGCGTAAACGACGCCCACAAGATTTGGCACGCAGAGAATGGCTACCAGAAGTTGTTTATCCCGTGGACCCAAGACCCGAACTACATCTCCAAAGAGAAATCCAAGTACATCCACCCCAAGCTAAAAGAGCTAGGGCTCAAGCACGAGCTTGATAATGGCCGGGTCTGGTGGGCGCAGGAGACGCTTGAGACCAAGTGCGCTGGCAACTGGCATACGTTCCTCCAGGAGTACCCGCTTACTGCACAGATGGCGTTCATCACCAGCGGTGAGCGGTTCTTCACGCGCATCTACCCCCATGTGCAAATCACGCCTGGATACAAGGAGTTCAAGCCTCACTCAAAATATCGGGTGTACACCCTGGGAGCCGATGTGGCATCAGGGGCTCCAAGCGGCGACTACAGTGCGTTTGTCGTGTTGGATGTCACCGACAAGGACAAGCCAGTTGTTTGCTCCAGCTTTTATCAGCGCATGGCTCCTCACCAGTTTGCTGAGAGAGTCCTCGAAGAAGCGAAGAAGTACAACTCGCTGGTGGTTGTAGAGTCGAACACCTACGGCCTGTCCATCCTTGAGTACCTGGTCAAAAAAGAGTGGGCCTTTGTTTTTAGGCGCACCGCGTTCGACAAGGTTGGCAACCGCTGGGTGGACAAGCTCGGGTTTTCCACCAACGTCAACACCAGGCCCGTGATGCTGAGCCGGCTCCACGAATATGTGGAGATGGAGAAGATGGACGTGGTCGACCCTCGGATGCAGTTCGAGATGAACACGTTTATCTTCAATGATAACGGCAAGCCAGAGGCTCAGAAGAATAAACACGACGACATGATATTCGCTCATGCTCTGGGCCTTATGGGTCTCGACCAGATTGAGTACGTGCGTGAAGAAATAGTGCAAGAAAAGCCACGGAACCTGCACGAGATGTTGCAGTTCGAGATGAACACTGGCAGATTGCATCCTAAGAAGAGGGACGCTGACAACACCGACAGGTGGGGGATGCGTACTGATGTGGCCTCGCTGACCGAATCAGCGTTAACAAACTCGCCCTCCTAGGCGTTAAATACGGAGATGGTCATGGATTTGAGCCCAGAAGCACTGTCAGGAATCACCAATATGCTTGAGGGGGGCGATGAGCCTGCCCCTGAGCCCGTGGATTCTCCTGTTGTGGAAGAGGCTCCGGTTCAGGCTGAGACTTCGTCCGAGCCCACCCAGGACGTTAATGCGAAGGTGGAAGATGGAGCGGATTCGGCACCCCAGGAGGCCGCAGCGGAGGACAGCCCTGCTGCGGAGGAAGAGGTGCCATCGGGCCACCGTGTCCCGTATGACCGGTTTAAGCAGGTGCTCGAGTCTCGGAACAAGTTTCGAGATGAGAGAGCGGAGTTGGAGGCGGAGATTGAGAGACTCCGCGCACAGCCAGCGCCAACACCTGCGCCCGCTCCAGTGCAGGCTGCGCCCCAAGCGGAATCGGACGATGCTTGGCTTGAGCGATACCTGGCCGGCGAAGAAGACGCCGCCCCTGCTCAGGCTAAAGACACCGCCCACCTTCAGGAATTTCAGGACCGCCTATACAACGCCGAGGTCCAGCTTGCTCGTCAGCAGTTGGAGGTCGAGGTTGGTGCCGCGCTCCAGAAGTTCCCATCCGTGCCACGGGACGTAATCTTGCAGGCTGTTGCCAACAACCCTTCAGCTACAGCAGAAGCGGTTGCAGAGCAGTACTCCTCGTGGGTAGCGGGTGTTGAAGAGAAGGCCATCGCGGCCTACTTGGAGAAGAACCCGAACAGCACACCGGCTGAGGCTGTGGCCGCGACCCAAGAGCCCAAAGCGGCTCCGCGTCCCAGCAAAACCGGAGGGAGTACGACTGCTGCCGCATCTGAGGTGCCGCTGAAGACTGTGAGCGATGGTTCCGCAGCTTTGAGAAAGCTGTGGGCCCGCAACAACCCCTTCGCATAGAGAGCTCACGCTCTCATCACCACATTTAGGAGGCAGTCATGCCAGCCACACAGCTTACGCTGAGTAACATTCTCAAGGAGTTCTACCTTGGGCCTGTTCAAGAGCAGCTCAACAATGAGGTCATGGTCCTTGACCTGATGACCAAGGCCACTGTCGATTGGAACGGTCGCGTTGCAATCATCCCCATCCACGTTTCGCGCAACACGGGCGTCGGCTTCCGTGGCGAGTCCGATGGAACTGCGGCGACCACCCTGCCGCCCGCTGGCGACCAGGGATACCAGCAGCTTCAGGTGAACGCGCACTTCCTCTACGGTCGTTTCCAGATTACCGGCCCTGCCATGTCGGCTGCTGGTAAGGGCGGAGCAAACTCCTTCATCGGCTGGATGGAAGCCGAGATGGACAAGCTCGTCAACGACGTGAAGTCGGCCTCGGACAACGCCATGATTTCTGGCGGTCGCGTCGTCGGCTTCCTCAACGAGCACAAGGCTACGGCTGGTGCTGCTCCTGCTGTCGACACCTGGGAGTGCTTCGGAGACATCGAGAAGATCGAGGCTCTTCGCGCTGCCGTTGTCGCATCTGGTAGCACCGAGCTTCTGGTCGACCTCGTTCGCGTGGACCGAAACGCTGCTCTGGGATACACCGTTCTTCCGAACTGCGTTCAGATTCAGTTGACCGCCACGGATGTCATCAACCGCACCATCACCCTTGAGGTTGTGGACCTCAACGGCGCAGGTGCCAACTACGACACGTCGCCCACCGACGACGGGTTTGCGGTTGCGGTTGTGATTTCGGCTGCACAGCAGGCGGCTCCGGCCACTGCCGTCACCAACGCTCTCGACCAGCAGCCTCGTGGAATCTTCGAGAACCTCGGCTCTCGTGCGCACTTCGGCGTCAACCGCTTCAGCCCTGCGAGTGGAACGGAGTTCCCCGTTCTCCAGAGCACCATCATCACGCAGGTCGTGGGTGGCGCTCAGGCCCGTGCGGCGCTGGCGCTTCCGCGTATGCAGGCGGCGATGGACCAGGTGCATCAGCTCTCCGGTCAGGAGCCTGACTGCATCCTCATCAGCCCGCTGGCGCGTCAGCAGTACGCCGCCTTGTTCCAGCTTACGGCAAACACTTCCGCTGCGGTGATGAACACCAGCGGAGAGCGCGCCAACAAGCTCGACGGTGGATTCTCTGGACTGTCGTATGGTGGGCTTCCCATCAAGACGGCCCGTCACGTTGGGGGCGGAGGAATGATCTTCCTCAAGCTCTCGACCTGGAAGGTGCTGGAGCTCGAGGCTCACGGCTTCGCGGACCTGGACGGAAGCGTCCTGGCGCGCGCTGGCGTGGGTGTTGCGGGAGTCGACGCCTACGAGGGTTACTACCGATGGTACTACAACACCGTCACCACGAACCCGAACCAGAACGCGATTCTGTGCGGATTCGACGTCTAATCCCGAATTAACCCCACCCTAATTCGGGAGGCACTTGTGCATAGCGCTCTCATGTTTTGCCTGCTCACCCTGGCACTCATGGGGGCGCTATGCCTAGGGCTACTGGCCCGCTACATCTGGCTTCTTTGCGAGAAGGAGTCAGATGAGCGGGCCGAACGACGTGAACGGGACATGGTTGTCGAACACAACCAACCCATGATGGACATCATCTACGCTGAGGAGGAATCACATGGCTATGGGACCTAATCCGCTAGATGAGCCCAACCCGTTCGCTGTTGGGGCACCGCCAATGCCGATGCCCACACTGCCCCAAGGGCAGACCCCAATGGGCAACCTAGCGGGACTGGCCGGGAAGATTGCCCCGTTCTTCATCCCGGGCGTACCACCCCTTGCGGCTACGCTGAACGCCATGGGCGTCAACAACCCACTCTTGCTCTCTGCCATTATGCAGAACGCCCCGGACGCGCAAGCGCAGTCGGGCTCTGGCCTTGAGGGCTTTGGCTCGCTCAGAAGCGCGGCTGCGGGCCAAATGTACCAGGACCCTTATAACTTTGCCGTTGCCCCTCCTGAGGTCTATTGATGGCTAAAGAGTTCCCCCAGAACATCCAGGGCCTGATTAACGACTCGCGCCGCGATAAGATTGCGGTGCGTCGCGCATGGAACCTGTCCCTGAAGTTCCTTGAGGGTCGCCAGTGGCTGTCATACGACAAGCGCCTCGCCGCCTACGTCACCGCGACATCGACCGAGGGGTCGTCTCGAGTCACGGTCAACCTGCTTTTAAACATCTACCGCAACGTCTTGTCCCGGTTGGCCCTGGCCTACCCCGGCGTTGTGGTCATCCCAGCGAGCCCATCCTATGAGGACATTCTCAAAGCGAAGTCATCTGAGACAGCCCTTCGCTATTACTGGCACAAAGACGACGTGCCAGAGACCATCGAGCAACTCATCAAGTGGCTCCTCACTACAGGAACTGCGGCTCTACACACCTTCTACGACCCAGGCATGGAGTGTGTCAGGACCGAGGCCGTTGGAGCCTACGACATCTTCTTCGAGCACTCAGTCATTAATCCTGACGACAGTCGATGGGTCGGACTCCGGTCATACGTTGACCGTGAAGATTTAAAAGAGGCCTACCCGGACAAGGCTGAAGAGATTGAAAACGCTCCCGCTCCACAAGAGCCTGACTACGGCCAGATTAATCCCGCTCCAAACGAAGGACCTCCCAAGGACCGAGTTGAGGTCTTCGACATCTACTGGCGCGATGGACGCCACGCGGTCGTCACTGGAAGCACCTATCTGTTCAAGCAGAAGCAGATTCCTACCAAGACGTTCCCCGTCCAGATTATTCGATACACCGAGATTCCCCGCCGTCTGTGGGGCAAGGGCCTAATTGAGCCGCTCGTAGACCTTCAGATGCTCTACAACCGAGCGCGCTCTCAGGTCGTCCACAATGTGGAGCTCATGGGCAACCCCAAATGGCTGGTGCCCAAGACCGCTGGGGTGTCGACCCACGCCATCACCAGCAAGCCCGGTGAGAAAATCTATTACAACGCAGCAGGAGGCACGCCACAGCAGGTGGCCGCAGCCCCTCTGCCGTCCTACATCGCTGATAACATCACGCGCCTACAGGCGGAGATGGGCGACGTAGCGGGCCTGCACTCGGTGTCCCTGGGCAAGCGAGCCGTAGGCGTCACCAGCGGCAAGGCCATCCAGGCCCTGGCCAGCCACGACACCAGCCAGCTTCAGATTAGCCAAGCGGCTATCGAGAAGGGCACGGCAACCATGGCCCGGTGTGTTCTGGAACTCATGAAGGAGTTCTACACCGAGGCCAAGATGATGAGCATGCTCGACCAGTATGGGCGAGTCACCTTCGCCTCTATCCAGAGCACCAACATCGTGGATGTCCCAGAGGTGTTCATTGAGACCGGCTCCCTGTTCAGGGATGAGGCTCAGGACCGAGACGCCAAGGTGATGGAGCTTGTGCAGGCCGGCATGATTACACCGCAGCAGGCGCTGCAAGAGTTGAGCTTCCGCACCGGCAACGCCTTTGTAAGCGAGAAGGTGCAGGCGATGGCTCACGCCAAGGACATGTTGGACGCGGCGAGGCTGGGAGCGCGAGTGGAGGTGTTTATGTCTGATGACCTCGAGGCCTTCGGTAAGGTCTTTGGGGAGTTTATGCAGACAGAAGAGTTCTACCTGCTGACACCAGAGCGACAGGATTATTTGAGGGATGTCCTGCTCAGCATCGAGGCGGCAGGCCAACCAGACGAGGTCTACCGGACCCTTCTGGGCGCGAACAAGGTCTTCCCGCGCTCTCAGCCCCCCACCCTCAACCCGCAAACAATGGCGGCCAACATGGCAGCCCCAGCGTCTCCGAACACCCAGGAGCAGATTATCCAAGAGCAGAGCGCAGCGGCCACGCGCGCGGGCTCTATGGCTGAGGCTGAGAGACTCCTGACCGGCAGAAGCGAGGCGCTGATGGGTCGCGGTCCAGGCACAGGAGGGCTCTAATGGCTACCGTAGACCAGGTCATTAACACCTTCCGCACCTACATCGATGAGCCTGACCAGACCTTTGTGCCAGACTCTCTGGTTGAGAACATGCTCAACCTTGCCTACATCGAGTTCAGGCGTAAGGTCACTAACATCGACCCCAACATCTACGCCAGGACGATCGACGTGGCGGCCCCTGGCTCTGTTCAAGTGGACCTGTCGGCGCTTCCTGCGCCCATTCTGGGCTCAACTGCCGCTGTGCAGGACCGGCTCGTTTCGCTCTTGAGCGTCTACATTGTTGACCAGACCAACAACCTGCCATCTCTGGTGTTCAACTCAGTGCAGTCCCTAGAGGCATTGCAGAGCACTGGAGACGCGGTGTTCTTCACCAGCAACATCTTGATGTTCAACTATGTGATTCAGCGCCCTCTCAAGATTGCATACGTCCCTGGGCACAACGTGCAGTTTCAAGCAGGACAGGCTCCTCCAGCGAACTTCATCGACGACCTCGATGCCTTTCACGACATGATTGCCTTGTACGCATACAAGCAGTACGCCATCGCAGATGCCGCCACGAGCGAGCAGATTATGATGCAGCTACAGATTCGTGAACGTGAGCTCGTTGATTATCTGTCCAACAGGAACACCGCTGGAGCGAACTACGTCCAGAACGTGACAAGCAATAGTTACTGGTACTAGGGGGCGAGCGTGGCTGTTCGCGGACAAGAAGTTGAGGTCCTTGGCCCAGGAATCGAGTCCGATTCTGAGGTGAAGGGCTCGTTCGCGCTCAACATGCTGTGGCGTCGTAATGGCTGGGAGGTCCGTAAGGGCTTCGGCCAGGTGGCTGAGATGGACACCACGCTAGGTGCCATCGACCCCAACCAATCCAGCCGCAAGTGGGGGTACAGAAACCACCTCGGCTCCTATCTGATGAAGACCGACTTTGGTCACGACCAAATCATCAGCGTGTTCTCCACGGACGCATACACAGGAAGCACTCGAGGCTCTGGCACCACAGCGGCGTTTGAGAACGCGCTCCAGGTCTCTCAGTTCCTAAACGTCTACATGGTCAGCATCTACGACCTGACCACGGATGACTGGTGGGAAGAGGCGGTGTACGCCCACACGGCCAGTTTCTCACAGGCAGACGATTCCTATGCAGAGATGCCCCGATGGAAAGGCCACTACCAGACAGCGTGGGATATGGGAGGCGTGCCCGGCTCCACCACCGCAATCGGAGGGGGAGGCCCCGTTGCGGAAGGCAACAAGGTGGGCCTAAGTAGCCATCAGCGATGGCTACTTAGTGAGCATGACGAGGACACTTGCTTCTTTGCTGAAATTAACGACCAGTTGTTCTTTGGCAACCAAGACATGGGCCTCATGTTGTACTCCCCTGCTATTTTCAGGGGGTGGCGCAAGGGCCCTAACGCAATCAGCAGAAGAGGGCGCAGCGCGCAGGTAGACTCCTCGTTTGATAGGCGATGGAAACCGCCGTATTCAGAGTCTTCCTTGGTCAGGCAGGCGGTGGCCTCTAATGGTGCGTTCACCAGCGCCTACCTCTACCTGAACAAGACCGAGTTCCCTAAGCCTAACGGCGCGGCTGTGCTGATGAGCCGGCTTGTGCTGTTTGAAGGCAAGAGCCTGTACTTCTCAGATGTTGGAAGGCCCACCAGCGTAGTGGCAGAGAACGCCCTGTTCGTCCCATCAGAGAAGAGCATCACGGCCATTGAGGAGCACTTGGGCAACCTGCTCATCTGGACCGAGGACGAGACGTGGCTGTTTAGGCCGTCTAACGAGTTCGTCATCACCACGGGCCGGCTAACCAAGTTGGCTGACGGCCTTGGTTGTCTGTCCCCTGGAGCGATAGCCAAGGCCCAGGGCGCGGTGTTCTGGATGGACAAGCGCGGCTCCTACACCATGGGCGGCAACCTCTCTATTCAGAAGACATCAGAGCCGATTGAGCCGTTCTTTACCGGGTCAATGCCCAACCCGATTACCAGCTACTACACCGCTAGCGGAAACGCGACAGACGTGGCCGGCCAGCCAGACGCGATGCCGCGCATCAGCTTTGCGCTTGATTCCCAGTCCGTGAGCTCCGTGTACTCCCATGACCTGCAATCGGTCATCTTCTCGTTTCCCAGGCTCAATATGTGCCTGTGCTACCGGGACGGGAAGTGGTCGGTGTGGAGCGTCGAGAGCATTGTCCAGGGCCAGCGTGGCGGCGTTGACATCGTTGGCGCTACGCAGAACATCCTCAACCCCTGGGTGCTGGCAGACAAGGACAACCTGTACATCGTTGGCTCTCCATACGAGAACCAAAATGGCGAGACCTTTGCCAACAAGACCAACGTGAGGGGGTCCACCGGGACCCCAGACACAGCCTTGGACACCACCAGCCGCTCTGTGTACATCACGCGTTATGGGCTGGGAGGTGCCCTTGACCGCTCTGTGGAGACCGGCGAGGACCGGCGTCAGGTGGTTGGGGAGTGGCTTCCTGACCACGGCGTCTCTTCTGCGGTAACGCCATCAAACTCCGACCACTTCCTCTATGTAGGCAAGCCCATTCCCATACCTCCCGGCTCTGTCCTAGGCACCGCAGCGGCCCCGTCGCTAGCAGCGGACTCTGTCGAGGGGGCGGTGTGGGTTCCGGTTGAGTATGTCAGAGGAAGGAACTGTAGCACCGGATTGGCCAACGTCTTTGGCGAGATAAGGCAGATGGTCATTAGGCTGTATTTTGATTCTGAGCATTGGGCTCCGATTCCGACCACTGCCTCCGTCACATCTGTTGCATTTGCGCTGCCTCCAGAGCGCCTTAACACCCCGCTCGCTGGCGGGTATGCAGTGCAACGGACCACTGCGGCGGGGGTCGTCTCTTCAACGGGCGAGTACGTGGATATTGCGGTGGGGAGTCCCGCCAGCACTCCCACTCGCGGCTTTAGGCTGTGGGAGCGCAACAGGGTTATGTATATCCCCTTTAAGCCACTTACCCAGGACTACACGGTTGGGATGGCCATGGGTGTGTTTAACTCAACGATTAACCCAACCGTGTCTGGACTGGACAACGCGTCAGCCCCCTGCTCGGCAGAGATGCGAACCTTCGTGTGGACTGAGAGCCGGCTTGGAGACAAGCAGCATCAGAACAACGACGTGGCGCAGCCTGTGGACTGGGCCTATAAGTCGGGCAACATCGAGACCCCAGGCGGCGTGCAGATTAAGGGCCGGGGCATGAACATCGTGGGCACCAGCGAGGGCACAGCGTTCACAGACTACCGGCTCGAGCCGACCTGGCCCTTTGGGCTGCTCAACATCATCGCAGGAGCTGACTACAAAGAGTGGTCGTCTCAGGTGATTGATGTCATACCAACGTCTGACGCGGTGAACACCCAAAGCAACAAGCCTGCTGTCATCTTGGACCAGTCGATGAACACCATCAGGACCCGGTACAAAGACAGCGCAACGGCGGCTCTGACGACCACAACGTT